TTAGAATCTGCTTTTCTTCTTAATTCGAATTTATCTTCTAATTTAAAAGCTTTTTTCAGATTACCTTTTTCATCTTTAACTTGAAGTTTCATAATTAGTAAATCTACAAGTACAGTTAAGTCTTGAAAATTATTTGACTTTTTAAATATGATATTTTTTTCTTCAAGTGTTAAAGGTTCAGAATAAAAAACAGATGGATTATCTGCTTCATCTTTCCATTCTGGAACTTCTATCGTTATAGTTTTAAGAGTCTCAAAATGAGCTTTTGCTCTGTCTATAATTGACATAAATTATTATTCAGTTCCAATTGTCAAAGCACCTGTTCCTTGAAAAGTTACTGATCTAGCAACAACTCCATCTAAAGGTTGTGATACTGACATTCCTGTAATCACACTTGCACCTTCAAATTTTCTATCGCCTGCTGAACTTCCCTCTGGTAACAATTTAAAAGTAATACTTGATCCTACTGTTAATTGTGTTTGCACACTATCAGCTTCGTCAAAGTGCATTTCTAAAGTTCCAGAAAAAGATGTTCTACCAGCAATAAAACTTTTTGCTGAATCAGACATTTTTGTACTTTCAACAACATCTCCTGTAGTTTCTAATGTAAAAGAAACAAGTTCGCCAACAGCAGAACCGCCAACTACAACTTCTCCCTCTTTCCCATGATGTACAGCCATATGTTTTCTCCTTATTAATTATTAGTTTATAGTATTATTCGTCTTCCTCGTCAATATCTTCTTCTTCGTCATCTTCGAAATCTTCTTCAAAATCTTCGTCTTGATCTTTTAATTCTTCAAGTAAATCTTTGACTTCTTCACAAATCATAGATTCTTTATCGTGTAATTTTTCTATACTATTAATTTTTTTTATAATCTTATTAATTTTTTTATTCGACATAATTTATCCTATGGGGTTCCAGCTTGATGTTCATAAATAACCCTTGCTGTAATAAGAACTGCACCATAAGGAAATAAACTTCCAGCATCTGTTTCAATAGAAATTACTTCTGTATCTAATGCATTTCCATTTCGAGTAATATCAGATTCAAGAGCCGTTTCAATAGCAGATGCTAAATTATTTCTAGCAGTGTCAATATTATCTTCACTGCCTTTCGTAAATCCTGTTATGCCAAATTCTAATGTATTGAGTCTTGTTTTAGCACCTGATCCTAATTCTTGATCTTCTTTTGTTTCTTCTATTGTTTGAATTAAAACTGCTGGATATTGTTGTTGTGATAATTCGTCTAATTCAAATGGTTGTCTAGTAACTTTTTTTACTTCTGGACTAGATATATTACTGATCACTGTAACTAAATTAGATGCAATGTTTTCTCTAGTACTCATAATCCTAATTTCCTAATTTCTCTTTTTACAAACTTTTCGAATGTGTCTTGTATCACTTTTTCTGTTTTTTTACTATATCCAAAGAATTTTCTAATAGGTAAATTACCAGCCCCTGTTTGATGAAAGAATGCCTTTGTTGCTTCTCTAGGACTTCTAAAAAATATTCGTGATGTATTTCTATTAACCATACGAGAAGAAATACTTTGTAACATTCTGTTAGTATCAGATAAATCAACTGTAATTTTACCTTTAAGATCTGCATAAGCTGGAGAATATGCAGTAAAGTCTTTCATATTTACATTCTTACCTGATTCAGTTCTTTTTACGATTATTGTTTTTAATTGTTCGCCAGCTTGTTTGATACCTTTAGTTATAATAGGTGGAATCTTATGTGCAAACTTAACATATCTAGCTTGAACATTTCTAACATTAGATTTTATTTTTAAATCTAAAGCCATTATCTAGTTAATCTTCTAAAGCCATGCAAAGGTTCTCTTTCAGATTTTGTAATAGTATTACTATCGTCTTCGTCATATTCGACTCCATCTTCTAGAATCATTCGCCATTCTTTGTTATATTCTCCCATATAATATTCAGCCATTCTTTCAAATCTATCTTTATCTGCTTCTGGTCTAAATTTTGTAAGTGCTGGTAAAAAAAATCTTCCTAAAAATAAATATACTCCAGCTCTTTTAAACTGATCTAAATTTATTTTCGTATTATCCATTTCAACAGTATTAAGAATTGTTATATCTGTGAATACATTCATTTTATAAGTAGGCCACCATTCAGCTCTTAAGTTTCTTAATATATCTGAATTTGTTTCTGATAAAAAATGAGTTACTTTTGAATCTCCTGATCCTATACCAAAGTTAAATGTATCTGGTTGATACTTTGATATTTCGCCAGCATCTACTACATTCAATCCTGTAAAATTAGCCATAGCATTTACCTATAAACCAATCTATAATTTTCTTAATTTTTCTTTTTAGTTTTTTTAACATTCTTTTTCTTCTTTGGTTTAAGTTGTACAACTTTATCTACAATGTCTGATAATTTTGATTTTTTCGATTCTTTTTTTGTTTCAGATACAGGAATAAATCCTCTTCTTTTAAATGATTCTATATTAGCTTCGTATTGTTGTTTGCTTCTAACAATAATCTTTTTTCCATTTGTTAATTCAATATTCATATAAACTCCTTTGCCCTATGGGGGATTTCTCCCCCATAAGAAAATGATTATTAGCTTACTATACTAGAGTCACCTGCGATTTCAACACCATAAGTATCGTGAAGTTCACCTACACCATATACTGCTGTTGCTACAATCTCATCTGCTCTTAAAGAAGCATCTCTTTGAGTTTCAATTTTTAGGTCTTGCATCATAGCCATACCTAAAGCATCTCTATGGAACATTGCTGATTTATAGTCTCCAGCATTTCCTGTATTAGCGATGTTTGAAGTTTCAAAGATTCTGATTCCACCTAAACTACCGATAAAGCCATTTCTTAAAGCTTCGTTCGCTAGATCAGATACGTTTCCAGAAGTTGCAAATGTATTTGTGATACCTTTTTTCAAATCATAAGCAATATCTGGGTGGAACACTGCAACAACATCAGCTAAAGGAACATTGTTTCTTCTTAATGTTGCTAAAGCTTGAAAGAAATGCTCGACTGTTACAGCCGCCGCAGTTGATCCAACTACATTTGAAAAACCATCAAATAAAGCTGTTAAGTCTAAGTCTTGTTTCTTAGCAATTGCTTCTCCGAATAATTTTCCAATATCTGCTGCAACATTTCTTGGTGCTGCATTTCTTGCTAGATCTGTTAATGTTGTCATGATTCCATTTTCACTTGCAGTTATTGTAACTGAAGTTGGATTCACTTCTGTGTTAGCTAAATCAGTCGCTTCGTTTACTGCTGAAGCTGATACTGTTCCATAAATGGGTACCTCTACTGATTTACCTCCACCTGATACCGCATAGTTTCTTACTAACGGTCTCATTATTGATTGCTCACTTGCTACGAATAATGCTTCTGCCACAATTTCTGTGTACAATTCCGACAAGGTTGAGCTGGTTGTTTCATTAGCCATTTTAATTGTCCTTCGTTATTATTTATTGTTTAAATTTATTTGAACTGCACCACTATCACGTTGTTTTCGATATTCAGCATATCGTTTACGATCCTCTGGTTTGCTCAAATCTAAGTCCTGAATATTAAAAGGTTTTACAGTCTTCCCTTCGACACTACTGGTTGATCCTGTCCCAGCTAAAGACCCTTTACGGAAATGTGGGTTAGCATCTAAAAACTCTTTTACTCTTTCCTCAATCGTAAGTAGTTCTCCTTTTGCGTTATAGCGAATGTTTGAATTATTATCAAGTATTTCAACTCTTCCATCATCATTATAATTTACCTCGTTTTTTAATAACGATACGACTTGACTAGGTGCTATTGCATTTTGATTAGAAGCCATTGAAAGAATTGAATTATCAACATTGATTGTTTTAACTTTTTCTTTCCATTTTTTTAGCTCTTGATCTTTTTCTGCTATTCTAGCTTTCATAAGATTTTCAAGATCAGCTTTTGTTTTAGCATCTTGAATTTCTTTTTCTTTAGCTATTTCTTCTTCTTTCTTTTTAGCTTCCTCTAACATTCTTTGAGTCTTTGCTTTTTCAGCTTCTAGTCTTTGCTGAACAACTCTATTCATATCAGTTTGTGTAAATTTAGGTTCTTCTTTTATTTCGTCAGTTTGAGTTTGTTTAACTTCAGCTTCCTGAACATCATTTTGCGGTTGATTAACCTTTGTGTCTTCTGACATTTTTTCTCCTATTCAATTATTAAATTTCCATCTTGGTCATACCAATCTGGATTGACAAATGACCATTGATGACGACAATTATATCCTCCTCTAACGATAAATGGATCTCCTGGTTTTTTACCTTTCCAATTTCTCCGCCAAAGTTTCCTGACCTCATCAA